AAGAGGGGTGATTGAAACATGAGGCGCAACCTCCGGTGCGATGGCCATGTTTTTATATCTGGAGACACCAACCACTGCATATGTGTGCTCTTTGCCAATGATGTCAATGACTGATCCATCATCCTCAACAACTTTCACATCCTTGAGTGCATAGAATGTGTTTTCTTTTGTTTCGCCAATGTAGATCCATTTGCCATCGATCTTTTGATAAACCTCAAAACGATCAGCCATGAATCCACTGGCCGGTTTCCAAGAGATTGCAATCGAGAGATAGTGATATCGATTGATCACTGTGTCGATCTCTGTGGCTTGCAGATTGATCACTGGGCCAGGTCTGACATTGTCCAGGTTGGTGATCAGTGGGTTATATGGTGGGATTGGCTGAGTCTCTGATGTGTAAACACCAGGGGCATATGGCACCAGGTCAATTGTTGCTGACAGATCGCTGCCAGGTGAGATGCTGCGAACCAGGCAATCCATTGTGATCTTTTCGGACTCACCATATGAGACCAGGGCTCCTGGCTCCAGGCCAGTGGTGTCACCATCACAAATGACAGTGTCATTGCCTTGAGCACTTAAAACCTTGAGTAGTGTCTGGCCATATGGTGTGCGCACTCGCAGCCAGTAGTCTGTTGACATCACAGAGAATGGCGCATCGAGTGTGATGATGGGTTTGCCAGTGAGATCAACACTTTTGATCCTGCCCCAGCCTGCACCAATCTTTGGAATGTCATAAGCCAAACGAACCAGATCTCCCCTTGTGGCCAGCACATTCTCGACACCAACTTTGATGGAGAATGTTTCCTGGCGCAATCTGCCCTGGGCCAAAGAGTGCCGGCCCAATCGATATGCCTGGTGATAATTTGTGATGCCGGTGAGATTCAATGACTCATAGATGGTGGCATTTGATTCAGAATAGCCATCATCAAAAACCAGGATCTCTCTTTGCTGCCACTCTTGCAATGGATCCACATATTGAACCCGGAGGCCATGTGGTTGGATGTGATAGCTGCGAGTGGATGAGAACTCCCAGGAGTTGCGAGGGGTAAACATTTGCACTGGTGTGCTCTTTGGCCTATCGATTGCCACAGAGTATTTGCCAGAGCGCAGCGCAGGGCTTGCATCGCCTGTCGCAGTGATGAGTTTGAGAACTTGCCAGGATGTGTATTCACCAGAGACAACCAGGTCGCATTGATTGCGAGGCAGACCTGGAGCATTGGCAGCTGATGAGTCACACCAATCAGCCCACTCTTTTAATCCAGCCAGGTCAATCCTGGAGGCCGGTGCAGGCCTGACTGCGCCAGTGCCTTTGAGGACATCGAGATAATGCCAGGCAGGATTCCTGGTTGCTTGTTTGACAAACTGTGTGCCATCCCAAACATCCACAATCGATGTTGCAACTGCTGTGAAATTATTGACTGCGCCACTGATCTGGTCATTGGCCAGGATGCGCATCTCGACAATAGTGTGTGGCACATCAGAGTTGAGTGGTGAAACATTTTTGACTGAGCGCACTGATGACAAATAAACATCATCCTGCACATAGCGATCAATGCTGTCCTCAGTAGTCCTTTGAACTCTGAACTCATACTCGCCAGCCTGTGGGTAATTCAGAATTGCGCTGATAGTGAATGGCCGGGTGGTTGCCCTGGTGACTCTGATGGTGCTCTCATCGAGCTGCTCAACCGCACCGCCAACAAATTGATGGGTGATGATTGATGTGCCATACCCTCGCCAATCTGCATCGCCAACCCTGCGCCACTGAATCTGCATATCAACTGTGCGATTCTCTTGATCGCCATTGGTGGAATTGACTTGCACCAGGCCCTGGGAGAATGAGAGATCGATTACTGCCTGGGATGTGCCCAGCTGGCTTGTTGTAGATCTCCAAGAGTTTTGCAGCAGCTTGAGTGAGAATGCCTCTTGATAGACATCTTTGTTGTATATATAAAGGGGATCCCCTTTTTTGTATGACTGATGGATCTGATAAGTGACTGACTGATATGAGGCAATTGGATTGTCTGCAATGCGCAGATCCTCCAGCTGCAAAGGCCCATATCCAAAATCAAATATGAGATACATATATTGCTGATCACCAATAGACTCAATGAATGGTCTGGCAGCATAAGGTGGCGCCATCTTGACCTTGCCATAAACTCTGGGCACTGGTTTATATTGCCAGGATGAGTTTGTGTCCAGGGAGAATTGATATGTCTGAGCCTGGGTGCCAGATTGAGTTGATCCCATCGAGATCGATGGGGTGTCCATGTTTGGTGGTGGGAATACAGCATTCAGTGCCAACTGTGTGACAAGGCCGGCAGCCATGACAACCATTGCACCAGCAACAGCAAGGCCAACACCAGTGACACCCATTGTGCCCATGTAGGCTGCGAATGCAGCACTGCCTGTGCCCAGAGTGAAATAAGTGACAGCTGCCATCACAGCAACCATCGCAACCATTTTGACAACATCACCCACGCCACCACCGCCTTGAGGGATAACCATCAACATCACTGGTGCTGTCTTTTTAAGTCTGACTAGATGCCAGGATTCCCTAGGAATAATCTGCCCAGCAATTTGCACCTCGATGTAATTGATGAGCCAACTATTTTCTGCACAAGTCGCAGTGACTATTTCTTGAACTGTGGCACCCTCTTTGAATGGCACCATCTGATAATTGCCTGCGACACCGGCAAATGGGTTGTCTCTAAATACCAGGTGGCCGGTAATATCCAGCGATTCTGTGTTTCCAAGAGTGGGAATCAAGCCTCTCGATTGCTGAGTCATGTCCTTCAAGGGAGTGCAGCATTGTTGATTCATCAATATAAATGCCCAAATGAGCCACAAAATGCGATATTCGCAATGTGATTATATCGCCAAAGAGTGGATTCTCAACAGCAATAAACTGAGATTTTTCCTTTTGGATTAAGGCATTGATCGATTTGAATTGTGTTGGATCACTGTATATTTCAGACACCCCTGGGATTGTGATTCCATTCACCGATTGATGAAACAACAATGCCAGGCCATAGCAATCCACACCCTCCCAGGATCTGCCCCTGGGCTGATATGGGATGCCAATAAACCTGGAGAGATCAATCACTTGAATAGGCCAGGAAAGTTGCCTGGCTGATACTTCTCTTTTGGGAATGAGGTATTGAGTAGATCGTCAACAGTGGCTGTCAGCTGGATAGTGTTTTTGTCATACTGGGCATTTGCAACTCGCAGATCCCCAATGGAGGCCTCAACATAGTCTGGGCTGCTGGCCATGATCATCTCGATAGTCAATGACATTGGGCCCTGGACAGAGCGCACCTCATCGATGAGCTCCAGGGAGGCATTCTGACAAGTGATTTGAACTGTGGGCAATGTGTCTCCATCATCAGGAGGCAGCACCATGTCAATTGGGAATGCCATATATTCATTCCCCCTGGAGGTGATCGGCTCCAGGTTATTGACCAACCTGATTGGAGTGTCAAAGGATGAATGATTAAAAGTCACCAATAATAGAAAAACCTCACCAGTATTTGGCTGCATTACAGCCTGGACTAATTTCTGAGAAAACATCAGCACTCCTCCAATTCACATGCAATCTCCCAGGTGAGTGGGCCCACATAGGTGATGGTGGGTGCTTTGGCAAACTTGAGGGTGGCTGGCTCACCGGTGGTTGGCTTTGTCCAATCAAATGGCAGACAGCCCTGGGCCAGCTGCTGATTGTAGAAATTAAAAAATGTTTGATAGCCTGCCTCATCCACCCAGATCGAGAGTCTGGGCATCACCCTGGTCTTTGTGAACCTGGGCCTGGACATTGTTGGCCCGGCATCAGGGTTGGATCTGATAACACCATCCTCAATGCTTTCACTGTATGTGGCATTTGCCCTGGTTTGTAGTGTGGCCGGCCATGTTGGATTTGCCATTATCGTGCTCCCATTCTGCGCAGGCCAAATGTGGCTGCCATTGGTTTATCAAACTGGCCCTGGGCAATGCCCTCTGCCACTGCTTTTTTAATATAGATATCAATGACCTCCATACCACCAGAGTCTCTGCGCTTTTGAGTCTCGACCTGGCCTCCGGATTCATTGTAGATATTGACCTGGGTGGAGCTGCCACCGCCACCGGCCACTCCGAGCTTGCCCTGGGCATCTCGCTTGAGGGGCATGATTGCCTCCGGGCCAGCCTCACCAGCCAGGCCGGTGCCATTACTCATGGGAAAATATTTGGCTGAGTTGAGAACTCCACCCCTGGCAAATGGAATCACATTGGATCCGCTGCCTACTGGGCCATTGAAAATGTTGCCATTTGCACTCAATGTTGTGGAATAGTCAGTCACTGGGGCAGCCCCTCCCACTCTGGGATCTACATTGGAGGATGCCGAAAAATATCCACTTTGAACCATTGCCAGCTTAAGTGCTCGGATCATTGGCTCGATGATCATAATTTTCACAATAGCTGCCTGGATGTCGGTTGCAAGGCCTCGCATGACATCACCAAATGATTTGCCGGCCAGCATTGCGCCTGTGAAAGCATTTGTCAAAGCATCACCAAATCCATTGACCAACTTGTTGGAGTTTGCCAGGGTGGTCTCTGCCCTGATCGCCATTTTTCTATACTCATCCAGGGAGATGATGTTGTCATTGAGTAGCACTCTGGATTTCTCAAGGGCCAGATTGTAAGCAGCCATCGGATCAGAGGCAGCTCTCATCGCATTGGCCTCTTTGATTCTGGCCTCCCTTAATTTCTCCAGGGCCTCAAATTCTTTGGTGATCTCATCAATGCGCTTGTCACTTGCTTTCTCCCATGCTTTCTGGGCATCTTCAATTGACTTGGTGGTGGATGTGTCACCCTTGCTGATTCTATTTCTTGCATCGTCATATTCTTTGGTCAATTTCTCGAGCTTGACCATCTCGATGGTTGCCTTTTGAATGCCTTGCACCCACTCTGTGAAATCCTTTGTGGGTTGCTTAGTGTCGAGATAAATCTTTGACACAGCACCCTGGAATTCAATGGCTGAGATCTTGCCAGCATTAAAACTTGCCTGTGCCTCCTGGAGTGTTTTCAGCTGCTCCTGGCTGATACCAAATCCAGGGGCCAGCAGCTCCTGGCTGTCCAATGCAACTGCCTTTGCTGCAAATGGATTCTTGCTGCCAGCCTTTGCAGCTGCCTCATTCTCATCCAAATATTTTTTGGTCTGCAACCATAGGCGATTGAAAAATCCGAGTTTTTCAATACCCTCATCCAAACTGTTGAGCAGACTCTTTTTCAAGTCATTTGATGCAACCTTTGCGATGGAGATGTTGAGCTCCATGTTGGAAAGGATCAGCTCTCTGGTTGCAGCATCTGCTTTTTTGTATGACTCGACCAATGGATCAAGTGTTTTGCGATCAGCAAAATCAAAAGACTCTTTGAGCAATTCATTGGCTTTGACAGCTGCCTTTGTTGCATCATCCAAACTCATGGCCTCTTTGGACATATTCTTAAAGAGATCAATGACAACTGGAGCGAGGGCTGCGATGATACCAACCGCTGCGCCCAATGCGCCAAAACTGCCCAGGAGCTGTGGAGCTTGCTGGCCAAATGCTCTCAGGGCATCTGTGCCCATTGTTGTTTGAACAATGAAGTCCTGGATCTGATAGCTGGCATTTTGCACACCCCTTTGCAGGCCACCCATTTTTGTTGTGGTATTTGCTGCCTGGGTTTGAAAATTCTTGACCTGGCCAGAGACAGCCTCCAGGTCTTTGATTGCTTTGGAGGCATCGACTGTGAGTTTGTAGAGCATTTCTGCTTGTTGTGCTTGTGCCATCAGAGAGTCCTCTTTCTTCTATTTAAAACAATAGCTGGCCACCTTGCATTTGGTGCAGCTGTCTTGATTCCATTGGGGGCTGTCTCATACCAGACATCACTGATATTGATTGCCTTATATTTATTTTTTAGATCTCTGACAACCTGGTCAGTGACTGAGATATTTCTCCGGAATGCTTTGCCCTGGGAGACTTGCTTGATCCCTCGCTTCAATTCTCTTTTGAGCACTTTAGGTGTGCCGGCTGCCCAGTAGCCTGCCTCTAAGAATCTGGCATATGCCATGTGTGTGGTGATGCGCACATCCTCTTTGCCTGGTGTGACATTGGCCAGGGCATCTGGTGTGGCTGGCTTGCCATCGATATAAATCGCCCAGGAGTTTGCCATATTGCCTTTGCTCTCCCTGGCAAATCCCAATGAGTATTTTCTAGCTAGATCCAGGGCCTCTCTTGCAGCTTTGACCAGTTGCGAGTTTCCAATGGTGAACTCCCAAACAATATTGCGCTTCATTTGATCCGGAGCTCGGCCTTTATATCCATCAACAAAGATGCCAGAGATCTCATTGCCTTTGCTGACCTGGTCGGCAGCCTCTGCACTACCAACATCCCAGGCGAATGCCCTCACACCTTTGGTGCCATGCGCCAGGAATGCCTCTGGGATGGCAGCACCAGTGAAAGATCGACCACCGATTTTGAGCTCAAGAGTGGCTGGCATTTTGTTTCACAAACTCCCGATCAAGTAATTGCAGAGTGAGCAATGCCTCATCTGTTAATCCATACCGCTTTTGGGCCTCCCAATAGACAGTGGCCGGGATAGGGCCAACACCCATCCCGATCTGTCTGGCCGAACTGAGCTCATAAAAGAGGCCCATCAACAAACCATCTCCATCAGAGATCTCTGGCATGAGATCCTCCGGCTTGAGCTTTCCTCTCGCTTTGAGTGATTCATAAAATGAGATCTTGTCTGACCAGCTCATATTCCACTGAAAGGCCCTGATTAGTTTTTTATTTCTGACTCGAGCTGCTCTTGATACTGTGGCAGAGCAGCCTGCACTTTTTCCCAGATCTCATCCATTGCGAGTGGATAGTCAACCCAAAATGTCTTTGGCTTATCTACTCCCTCGATCTTGACAATCTGGCTGTGGAATAACTCGGTGCGCTGTGCCTCAACCACATCAAATGGAGTTGCATCGAGGGTGCCATTTTTAACTGGCAGCCTCCTCGCCCATCCAAATGAGAATTGCTTGTTTGCATTGATTGGCATCTTGACTGTGATCTTCACCTCTGGCGCATCAGCCAGGGTGAACTCCACACCATCAACCATGCACAGTGGCACTTTGTATTTCTCTAAACCCATGATCTCTCTCCTTTTTTGTCTCTCCTATTGGGTGGGCCAGGACAATGCCAAGAGGAGAGACCAACTTGACACAGCGTGAATATCCTGGCCCAAAGTCTTACCAGTAATAGATATCCAGATATCCATTCTCTGTATTGCTTGCAGATCCAGAGAAGTCGATTGACACTGTCTGATCCATACCAGATGCAGATGGATCAACAAACGACAGCTGGGCACCATGCACAATCACAGCGATGCCACCATCTTGGTTTTCTGCTGAAAATGCAATTGACACTGGCTGCTGAGTCAATTTCTTCTCGAGCAGATTCCAGTTTGCATCGGCAATATAAGCAGAGCCAGAGACATCAACCGCTGCTGTGCCCAGGGCATAAGTGCGAGGTGCTAACCGGCCCAGACAAACTTGAGGTGTCAAACCATTTGTCAGGTTGATCTTTAGTGACTGCAAGCAAAAGTCTGCGATCTTGCCATCAATAAACACACCAGAGATATCAGATGTGGCATTGAGTGGCTGCACAGTAGATGCTGGCTCGATGATGTGGCCATCAGTCATCAATGTGTCTGCTGAGTTGTCATACCCATTGCCCATGAAACCAAACACAGCAGTGGCAATCGATCCATGCTGCATTGTGAGCTCCATGCTATTGACTAGCATGCCCAGGTAGTCAATTGACTTCTCGCTCAACTCTGTGAATTGCTTGCAGATAGAAAAAGAG